GAGGTCGTCGAGGCCGTCTGGGTCAGACGATGGTATCGGTTTTCAAAGGCGACCTGTCCCGACTTGCTCTCCTTGACGAAGCCCGCCTCGGCTTCCTCGACCAGCCGGAGCGCGTCGATGGTTTTTTTGCCAGACATCCAGAACCGGCTGATGGTGGTCTTGCCGGTGTCGAGGTCGCGGTCGTCGGCAGATGTCCAGCCCACGTCGTCGAGGATGTCCCCGACGGCTTGATCGGTGCGCCGGTCGGTCTGCGANGCTAGCTGNGTCTCAAACTGGTTGAGATANCCNAGCGTNCCGAANGCNGTNAGGGTCGCCGTCTTGCGACCCGCCGCCGCCGGAGACGGCTTGATGCGGTCGAGCTTACCCTGCCATCTGACCCCGTCATTGAACGCAATCGGGAACGTATAGGGGAAGCTACCCGACCCNGCCTGGAGCTTGATCGAGCGGCCTGGGAGGATGTTGCCCGTCAGGGCCGAGGATGTATTCGACGGCGAGTATTTGCCATCGGTGTTGATCAGCGTGGCGGTCAACTTGCCGGCAACCGACCGACCCTGGAGGGCCGAGGCATAGTCCCGCCCACGGCTCCACGTCACCGACAGGGTGTCGCCGGAGATGTCGTCGTTGGCGTCAGCGAAATCCCCGTCAGCGTTCCAATCGACGAGGAGGGTGTAGGCGGCCATCACCATTAGTCCTCGGGGTCTGCGTCGTCCGCCGCGACGAGAATATCTGCGGGTCGCTCGTCTAGGTCTTTCAGTTGCAGCAGCGCGACGAACTCATCCCGCCCGAATAGCCCGTAGCTGTACAGGCGGGGCTTGATGTCCATCTCTTTCGCTTGAGGGGTAACCGGCACTTCGCGGCCAAGGGCGCGATGTATCCAGTCGTAGACCTTGTCCTTTAGCTCTATCTGTCCGTTCGTCGCCCGCTCCAGCGCGTTGAATAGCTGGGTGTCCCGCAGGCTGTCGTTTTTGGCCTCGATACTGTTGGGCCGTGCATAAACGAACGTATAGAGAGCCAGCTTCGTATCGGCATCGATCAGCTTCGGGATGCGCTGCTCCGGCTTCGCATCGGGATTCTCCCAAACTACGTCACCGTCAGCATCGCGCTCGGGTAGTTTCATCGCCCGGCCGCGGGCGTTCTTCATCGACTCGATAGGGATTGCCTTGCTCATGTCGCCTCTTCTTGTCTCGCAATATTTGCGCCGGTTCGTCTGGCGTTGATTCTACCACGACGCTAATGCCGCCCTCCTGTCAGCCAGCATAGCGTTGATATCGGCGGGGGTTATGGCGAGTCCTTGCTCTTGGGTCATGATAGCCTCACCGCCACGTTGGACTCTGGCCTAAAGTCAGGGCCATCAGATAGGTCAAACCAGCCCTCTGCTTTCATCGACGCACGCACGGCGTCGGAGTCGTCCACCCCCAGGATGAACGACCTCATCTGGCGCGGCGTGTGTTGTGTGCTCTTGTCACGCACCTCTTCGCCAGCCAACGCCTCCGATGCCGGGAAGACTGGCGCGGCCAATGCCATTGCCTCCAAGGCCGCCACTGCCCTGCGCTTCATCGCTGCCGTCAGGGGGGTCTTTATGTCCATTATGCCGCCTCCAGTGCCATCAGCTTAGTCTCTGTCTGCTCCAGTCGCTCTTGTGTTTCTCGCAGTTGCCCGTGTAGCTGCCAAATAGCGCCGCCCAAGAGGCTGTCCATGCGCTGTAGGCTGTAGAAGTCGCCGGTCAGCACGCCCACCCGCCTCAGATCTTCTTCATTGGCCTGCACGGCTTCATCCCACGCGGACATTATGACACCAACGTCGTTGTGCTGAAACCGCTCGTAGGCACGGACAAGACCAATGTCATCCTCGGCATCAAGGGCCACGGCGTCCATATCACCGGCCCCCGCACTAATGTTCGTAGCATGAATATCGCCATTGCCCTTGACCAGAATCCGCGTGGTCGCGTTGTCCTGTAGTGCCCACAAATTGCCTGCTGCGGCAAGCCCAGTAATGCCAGTACTGCCATCGGTGACCGCAGCCTGGGAGACAAGCACGCCAAAGCTGCTGGCTGTATCGGTCGTATCTGCCGCCTCACCCAACCGTGCGCTTAAAACAAGCGCTGCGGTCGCCGTGCTGTCAGCATCCCTAAATCCGAGCACCCGAAGTCCGCCACCTGTTGCTGATTGCTTCTGCATAACCCCAAACGTGTCCGCCTCGGTCACAGCGGTCATTGCGTGGGACACGTCGCTAGACTTCAGTGCCAATATCTCGTCATCGTTTGCCCCTTGGTTGATGGTGAGACCCATAGTCATGCCCGCGTTGGCGGTCTCATTGACGAACAGCAGGTTGGCTACGCTCACATAGCCACTGCCACTTACAGTCACCTCTACCACGTCATCGCCAAGGGTAATGTCGCTACCAGCGGGCACAGCGAGAGACATGGTGTCGTTGCTGTCGTTATAGGCGACAGAAGCAGCCGTAGCAGACGTAGCGTTGCCAAGGAGAAGGGCCGAAATTTGGTTCGCCGAGGACAGGATGGTAATGTACGTGTTCCCCACGTCCTCGAACACGGCCATGCTGTCCGCATGAGCCGTCACAACCCCCGCGCTGGCCTCCCAGACGTGGATGCCCTTGCTGTTGTCTGGCCCTGGAGCGCTTCCTGCGTTGGAGATCATAAGACCGCTGGCGGTGTTAATCTCCATCGCACCCGCAGATGTAAGATCGAGGTCTCCCGTCCCGCTGATTGTGGTGGCTTCCTGGAATGCCAAGGCTCCTGCCGTGTACTGGAATCCGCCAGATGCGCTGAACTGCGTATAGAAGCCACCGTTCTTGAAATCCCATAGCGTATTTGAGCCGTTGGAGCTCAGATCGCTTTCGGCTCCGGCGCTCCCAAACAAGAGGCTGGCATTATCATTGAGGGTTTTATCTGTCGCGACTGTCGATGTCCAAACCGGTTTGCCGCCAGAGATACCGAGGAACTGACCCGCAGAGCCAATACCGAGCCGCTGGAGGCTGGCGGTAGTCTCGGCATAGATCAGGTCGCCGACGGCCTGAGAGTTCAGGACGTGCGCGTCGACAGCCTCCCACTCGGCCTGCGTCAGTTCCGTCCCGACCGAATCGTGTTTGAGCTCATTCGCCATTGGAACCCCCTGTGTGGCTTACGCTGGAGCCAGTATACCGCTATAGCCGCCGCGCCTGACCCCGTCGGCAATTGCCTCGCTGACCCGCTCCTCAAAGTCGTCGAACCCGTAGGTCGGGCCGAGGATGTTGATCGTAATTCCTCCACCCATGCCGCCGCGCCCTAGCGGGACGACAGCCTCCGGGCCGCGCTCCCCGATCATGGCGAGGGTCGGTGATCGGACGATACCGCCCGCCGCCAGTGTCGGAATTGTCGGGATCGTCGGCAGGCCCTTGAACGGCGCAAACTGGAACGCAGGGAGAACGGTTATCCCTAGTTTCTTCTTCTCTTCCCAGCCGAACTGCACCTTTTTCAGAGCTTCAAATAGACTATTGACCGCCCCTATCACGGTATTGATAATGCCGATGATCGGATTCGCAATCGCCTTGACGACCCCCTTCATACCTTCCCAGATCGTCTTCCAGTTATCACGCAATAAAAACAACGCCTTGATCAGCACACCGCCTGGGAGGAGCCAACCGAACGGCCCGTCGATCACGCCCTTGATGAAATTAACGACCGGCTCAAAGACCCGTTTGATCGTACCCCAGACCGTATCCCAGACCTTAGAGAATGCATCGGTGATTTTGCTCCAGTTCTTAATCGCGAGAATAATTCCTGCGATTGCCAAAACCACTCCGATTATTATTAATCCTACAGGGCCCATCGCCACATTCAGGACAGCCATCGCCGCCGCCTGGGCATAGGTCGCAACTGTTGCCACTGCCTGAGACGCTGCCATCGCGGAGATGCCGGTGGCGATCGCAGGCATCATGATCACCATCGGGCCGAGGCTGGTCGCAAGATTTCCGATCGGAGTCAGTGCGCCCTTGACCCGATTCTTCATAATATCGAATTTGTCGCTCATGGTCAGGGTGGTCGCTCCGAGTTCGGCGACTTTACCCTCAGAATCGCCCATAGCTTTCAGCATGTCGTCGAGGCTGAAGACGCCTTTGTCGATGGCGTCCTTGAACCTGACGCCCGCACCGGCCCCGAACATGTCCGTCGCAATCGCCATTGCCTCGGTATCTGTTTCAGCGTTCTGTATACTGGCGATCATCTCTTGGAGACCCGCCGAGATATCGGTCACGCCTTCATCTGCCAGCTTCTGGACGGCGGTGTTCAATCCCGGCATCATCTTGGAGGCCGATAGCCCTGCCGCTTCCATGTTACCGACCAGGGCAGTGGCCTCGTCGAGGCTCAGACCCATCGTCTGCAATTGTGGCCCGAATTTAACAATCGTCGATGACAGGGCAGACATCGGAACACCGACAGCCTGGGAGACTGCGGTGAGCTTGTCGAGTTGAAGGCGGGTGTCCTCTGCCGGTACACCGAAGGCCAGCATCGAGTCTGCGACCGACTTGATCATCGGCCCTGCTTCCTCGCCCATCGCCCGCGACACGTCGAGGAACGCCTTCGTCACGTCCTCCAGTGCTTCGCCTTCCAAGCCCATCTCGGTATTGATGTCGGCAATCGCAGCCGACACCGTTGCCGCGTCCTGCGGAACGGTCGCCCAGACGTCCTTGAAGCTCTGGGTCAGCCCTTCCAGTTGCTCCCCGGTTGCGCCTGTACCGGCGGCGATGGTGTTGGTCGCCTCCTGATACTCCTGGCCGAGTTTCGCCGCCGCTCCAGCGGCCAACGTCAGGCCACCAGCCGCCATAGCAACGCCCTTCATGGCAGACTGGAATTTCGTCCCCATGCCCTTGACGTTCTTCTCGGCCGTTTTTGTGTCGGCATCGACTTTTATTGTGACTGTGTTAGCCACTCTTGTCGTCCTCCACTTTACCCTCGGAGATAATCGTGAGCATCCGCAATATTCCGACGTCCTCTGCCAATACCGCCGACGGCAGACAGCTATACCGCTGGCAGATGCCGTCGACGATCTCAGCCATCTCTAACTCTACAGGCTTGCTGATCGGCCTGCCGTCCTGGTACGTCCCGCCTCGCACAGCCGTCCATCTGGCTATGTCGAGGCTGAGACTTCCCCCGGTGTCGTCGCCGCTGCCGTCCACGCGCCGAGGATCGCCGTGCCGAGCGCGGGAGGCAGGGACAGGAACCCATCTGCGTTCGCAGTCAATTCGGTGCCGTCCTCGTCGTGGAGGTTCCACGTCTCCAGTATCTCGTCCCCGAACATCCGAAACGCGGCGCGGAGGCCATCTGGGTCAGCATCCGCACCGCCCGCCAGGGTCTGGAGGTCGAGGAACGTCCGCAGATCGACGTCGAGCCGGGTCTCGATGTGCATTCCCGCATAGTCGGGGTCAGCAAACTCAAGAATGGCCCGACGCCGCTGTACGGTGTACGGCCTGACAGTGACGCCGTTTGTGCTGGTGACCATCAGGCCACGGTGCTCCAGGTCGGGACGGTGCCATCTGACAGGTTCAGAGTTACGCTCCAGGTCAACGCCCCGTCCGCTCCCCGCGTGATAGCGTAACTCGCTACCTGCATCTCCATCGCCAGCTTCGGGTTGGAGGATGTGTTCCCGCCAACTCGGAGATCGAATGTCCGAGTCCCGGTGCGCGTCTTGAAAACGTCGTGGCTTTTGTTGCTCGCCGCATTGAATGTCCCATTGAGGCTCACGTCACCGTCGGACATCCCGGTGATCCGCTCCCGCGCCGATTTGTCGAGGCCGGTGGTCTCGACCAACTCCTGCGCGATATTTATCCCGTAATCGCCGATGTCATTGGAGAGATCACGCGGCGTCCCGCCGGAGTCATCCACTGCCAAGTAGTCGCCCAGTCCAGTCTGCTTTGCCACGATTTCCTCCTAAAATTTCCCTATAACCTGACGTATCCAATTGCGAATGTAATCGACCCNGACGATGCATCCATAACNACCCGATGCTTGACGTATCTGTTGAGCGTTCCGGAGAACTCAGCCCTGGCGGCCCCGATTGCCGTCACATGGGCAGACGACACATCTGTATANGTATTATTGTCCGACGAGTGCTGNAGGTTCACTGTCCACCGGGCATTCCCGCCGACTGCCGAGAATGCCAGAATCTGGTAATACCATGACCCACCGCTGGCACTCGATGCGGAGTCATCAACGGCAGTCCCTGACGTGGAGGACGTGATTGTGTCGTCGTGAGCGGTAACCATCTTCCCGAACTCAGGGCCAGAGCCATTGGCCGAATAGGTCGCTGTCGCCGCAATCGCAGAACCGGGAGCGCGGGTCGTGGACATGGTTCCTTGCTTTGATACCAGCCCGACGCAGGGATCGCCGACCGCTGATCCCATCGGGACGAGAACGTCCTGATCGGCTGTCGGTTGCTTGCCGCTGTTGGATGTCCAGACCGCGTGCTGTTTGGAGGACGCCGGGTCGAAGAACGCATCGACGCTGATCTCCCCGTCGACGATCCCGATGATCCGCTTCTTCGCCGATACGTCGAGCGTCGTCACGTCGAGGAGTTCGGACGTATAGCCCAGGCCGCTCAGGGCATTCGCATCGCCCGACAGGTCGTATCCCTCGACGTAAAGCCGGACGTTCAGCCCGTTAGTCTTAGCCATCTACGTCCTCCGTGATTAAATCGCTCTCCGGCCATCCTGGGGCCACTACGGCGTGATGGTGACCTCGCCATAAAGTTCCATCTCGTATGGGACGGACACCGTGCGGAACACCCCGCCGCTCATATTCTGATATCCGACTGTCGCAGGGCCGAGGGACGAGTCGGTGACGTTACCGCCCAGGTCGGCGTCCGACCGGAGCTGGCTGTCGATCTGGTACATCGCATCCCAGACCTCCTCCTCGATACTCTCGCGAACATC